GGATAATGTCACTACAAGCCATAATTAAGCGAAGATGGTCGAAAAACTTTTTCATATATTTTTCCAGTGGAGCAGATGCTAAGGAATTGGCTGATTATATTACTTCTGAACTTGATTGGGATGTGGGAGAAGATGATATAGATACCTATGATGGTTCGATAGGAGAAGATTGGGGAGAATTTGAGGCATGGTTGTGTGAGATGTTTGAAGCTCCCCATGCCATTTTGCAATTGATTAAAGCCAATATTAAGACCCACGGTTATACTATGCACGGAATTAAATATAAAGTGAGAGGCACCAGGAAAAGTGGAGATCCTTTTACTACATTATTTAATTCAATAATTAATGCACTATCACATATTTATTTATATTGTAAAATTAGAAATTTATCATTGACACAAGTGATGCTTGAATTGAAAATGATAGTTGCAGGTGACGATAATGTTTTCACTCATAAGAAACCCCAAGTGAATTTTAATGAAGGTATGCGAACATTAGGTTTTTCAAGTAAATGTAGTTATAAACCTTTAGTGCATATTGAATTTTGTTCCAACAGACTCTATTCAACTAGTGGCGGTTGGTGTTTCGCTCCCAAGATTGGAAAAGTTTTGCTCAAATTTGGCTATCTGGTTAACCCGCCCGTCAATGTATCACAAAAATCCATGTTGCGAGGCATTTGTTTAGGGTTAAAGCAAAGTTGTTGTTTTCTGAAACCTCTAATGAGTGTTATAGATCGAGTGTTATTCCTTACTGAAGGAGCTGAAGCATATTATCAGAGAGATGAAATACATAAATTTAAATTAAAACAAAAATTATATTTTACTAATGACACACTAAGTGATTTAGAACAAGTGTATGGGTGGGATTCAATCAAACAAATAGAATGGGACAATTTTATTAATTATTTACAACTGGGAGATTTGATGGATCATCCTTATGCAGCATTATTTTTTGATAAAGATACCAATGGACCCAAATTAATATTTCCTGAGGCCAGTAAGGAAATTAAACAGGTGATACCTCCAATCCGCTGCAACAGCGAAAAGTTGTTTACCCATGTTACTGATCAATTAGATAGATCAATACCGAATGAGGAGAAAAACACTATGTGTGAACGAAATATCCGGTCTGAGAACCGAACTGTTAGTCAGGATCCCGAAGCTGTAGGCAGCTTAAATACAAAAATGTTACATATTTTAAAAAAAAGTCAGTCAGCAGTCATTGCTGAACCAATCCAGATTGAGACATCTGGAAAAATCAACGTAGCAGCGTCAGAATTAGCAACAGAAGCAACAGAACAAATGCATGATTCCGCTTTTTATAATACCGTAAAGACACTTCCCAAAAAAGACTTATGTCAGTATGGTATTGAACCAAATCCTGGCCCGGAACAATATGAGATGGTGGAGAGTTATAATGAGCCTGCTATTAAATTGTATAGCAGATGGTCTTTAGTGCAGTATAATTTGTTATCCACAGTGGATTTTCCTGAAAATTTGAGTCAATCTATGATTGCTTATTTAAATTTGCGCATGAACATTTCCTTTGCATCAGGCGATTTGAGTACATGCTTTAGAGTTAGACATCAATTGATCAGAGCAGGAATAGATGTAAATAAAAAAACATGTTTATTGAGGTTAAAAGAAGAAACCTTGGATTGCTTGATAAGAATGAGAAAAGAGTATGATTCAATGTGGATAATAACATACTTTGATGAGGAGGAAGATCCTGATTACCCTGATTATGAATTACAGGATTTGGTG